GTCTGCCATTCTTTGCAGCTTGTCTCTTAGACGCCTCACGATTAAATATACCACGTTCACCACTCCCTGATTCTACTAGTGCCATCCACTCACGCATGAAGGACAGACTGTCTGGTTTCTCTGTGTATGCTACACTGTTGTTAGCCAAGGCACGTTGGGGTTCGTTGTCCCACCAGTTGCCTGATTTAGCATGACGCATACGATCATCTGATAGATTAGATAGAGAGATCATAGCAGACCTACGTACTCCACCTACAACTACTATCTCTCCTATCTTACACATTAGATCGTGACACTCTATTGAGGATAGCTTACGGCCTTCTGCTTCCCTGAACATCTTAACTGTAAAGTTAAATAGATCTACAAGAGGAGCAGGACCAGAGGCTCTACCACCAAATGTCCTCAACCTTGCACCTGCAGGTCTTACCCTGCTTACATCCCATAGTGGAATCTCACCTGCCCACAGGAGTACTAGTAATTGTCTGAACGCTTTAGCCCACCCCTCCTTGCTGTCCTTTACCACAATGGTAGTATCACTCTCGAAGAGTTTAGGAATTTCGGGAAGCTTGCTAATGAACTGTCTCTCGACACTGAAGCCAACGCCAGTACCACAGAGAAGGATGAACATAGCCTCATCGAAGGACTTTGGGTCATCTACAGGTAAATAACTACAGTTGTATCCTGCAGTGTTGTCTCTGTCTAAAGCTATACCTGCTGTCATCATAGCTCTCATACTAGGCATGATCTCTAAGTTAAGTATAGCAAACATTATTTCATCTTTAGTATCTGTATCTACTTTGTCGCCTATAACATTATCTATGTAACGATCTACTGTTTCAGGCCAGGCTTCTCTGCCCTTACCATCAAAGTATTTAGCATACCTTGATGTGTGAATAAATGCTTGGTAGTCTGTTGGTAAGTAGTTGTTCATCTGTTGTCTCCTGATCCTTTTAGTGTTCCTCTTTTTTCCCTATCATCTAACTTAGCTACATTCTTTTCCATGACAATAGCTAAGTTCTCACCAAAATAATTAGCTAGTGCAGTTACATAAAATAAAACGTCACCCAGTTCTTTAACTATTTCTTCAGCAGAAATTTTGTTTCTATCTCTAATCTTTTTCTTTACCTTCTCTGCTACTTCTCCTGCCTCTCCTACAAGACCAAGTGTGTTCTCTATAAGTCTCTCATCACCTATTGTTACAATTTTATTTTCAACCCAGTCTGTGTAGTCTGCAAGAACTGTACTATTCTCTGGTTTATTTAAATCAAATTGATCAAAGTATCCCATGTCTTCTAAGTCTTTACCTGTAATCATTTCTTTTCCTTTACTTCTATTTCAATCATTTCAACATCATCTATATCGTAGATGGTATCTGATACAACTTGTTCAAGTCCTATAGCAGCACCATTCTTATCTGAGGCTATAAAGTTAGCGTCAGGATCTAGCTTTAATAGCATTGTTATTTCAAACAACACAGGAACCTCCAAGTTATAATAATATATTTAATTCCGTCAAGATTATTCTTCAAGCCAGTCATCAGGAATTAACTTATCAGCATATTTAAATCCATGACGTTTACACCAGTCAGCATAACAAGACTTAGCACCCTTGTACAACTTGATCCTACTGTTCTGAAATACAAACCTCAAGTCTAACTTAGGATATTGTTTTCGTATCTCTACATGTTTGCGTCTGTCGGTAGATACAAAACGTCCTTTGGTTTCTATAACAATACCATTCTCTAGAATAAAGTCAGGTGTGTAGTGTCGAGTCCTAACATCTAACCACTCTATACGTTCTTTCTCGTAGGTAAAGTTGATACCTTTTTCTTTTAGATACTTGGCAGTATCATCCTCAAAACCAGAACGATACCCTGCCTTGAGTGCTGCTGCACTAAATCTTTTCTTGTTCTTTTTCATGCAACTCACAGTGACAGTTAGAACAAACTAAAATACAATTACGCATCTCTTCTTTTAAAGACTTACGAGAGTATCCAAACATTTTACTTACTTCATTTCTTTTAGGACCAGTGTGATGAAAGTGTAAAGCCATCAAAGATTTTTTGTAACCACACACAGAGCATCCATAAAACCTTTTAACTCTTTTAACAAACTCTCTATTTGAATCAGAGTTTATTTTCATTCGGTTAGCTTTGTCAGCTAATTGTTTTATCCAAGACTCTTCACTAGACCACTGTTCATAAACCCTGGACTCTTCTCCAGTATCTTTATTTATCCGCACATAATAGTTTTTAAAAATAAAACCATCTTCCCTTACATCTCTCTGTTTAAAAGGTAGGTTTAAAGATTGTACTTCAGAAAGTCTGAGATACCTTACAGTTCTATTACGTTTCTTGTGGGACATTGTAGGTAAGATCCTCTGGTACATTTGGTTTCTTAACTACATCTACCAGATAAGCATCATAGTTACTGTAAACAAACTTCCTGGCTTCAGGCCAACATTTCTTTTTAAAGTCACAGAAGGTACAAGCTTTCGGTAGCTTTGTATTAGGGTTAGTTGCAGAGACAGGAACAGGGTCAAATGGACGATCAGGTATCTTACCCTTTACCATCTTCTTTACAGTACCTATTTCTTTTTCTTTTTGTTTTAACTCTTTTGAGAAGTCATAGACATCCAGGCAGATTGTTCCGTTGACTTTATCAACAACAAGAAAAGCCCCATGTGTTTTGTTTGTTACAAGTGGATCATCTTTTGCAGCGTAAACATACGAACTTAGCTGACTGATATATCCGAAGGGATCGTCCTCACGTAAGTTGCCCTCTGCAAACTTTTTAAATGAGTAAGGAGAAGCAGACTTAACATCAATTGTCATACCATCAATCACTGCATCCCTGTGACCTGCCATCTCACCAATGTACATACGGTCTTGTTCACCTGTAACTTTATGTCCAGATACTTTAACAATAGAAAGAACTAACTCCTCTATCATATCTCCGTAGAAAAACTTTAGAAGGTCTCCTGCAGACAAAGGCTTTGCAGACTCAGTATCATTTATCTTGTACCAAAGTTTTCTTTGGCAAGGGCTTCCTATACTAGAGAAAGATAAATACTTTCGAGGTTTCTGTGGTGAACTAAATCTTTTTAAAGCAGTCTTGGCAATGGCATCACCCATCCTTAGACCAACGATATGATCCCAACCTTTTAAACCAAGGATGGTATCTTCCATGTCTTTAACTAGTGTATCTATTGTGGGCATTATCTTTCCTTTTTGTAGTAGCCCCCACCTAAAAATGAACAAAAAAGATGGGGGCTGATTCTTCTAGGGTAAAAGGAACAAAACCTAGAAGGGTACTGAGTCCTGTGGTTCCTGGGAGGAGGAAGACTTACCACCAGAACTCTTGGAATGATCCTGAAACATTGAAGAAGGGGTTTGAGAGGAACCACCTTCAGATTCGTAGACCACATGATCAAGGACTTGAAGCCCCATGAGTCGTGTACCTACAAGTCCTTTCTTTGTACGATACACCTCAACCTTTACGATGCCTTTACTTCCGTTACCGATAAGACCTTTATCCTCTAGATCCCAAGCCTTACCTGCAATGTCAGCTACGACAGGTTCACCACCCATCCAATCTTCAGCACCAGTGTGAGGACGAGATACTGTGAGCCTATGCCCATCGTCTACTTCCTCTATTTTCTTTTGACATCCTGCTTTCTTTAAAGCATCTGCTGTCTTCTTATCAGTGGTTACTGTAACCTTATACTCTCCGTTAGTATCCACGTTCCATTCGGCTTGATCTCTGTTGGACTCAAATACTTTTGCCCATTCGATTGTACCCTTAATATCTATTTGTGTTGATGGCATATTGCCCTCCTTTTCTTTTACTGTTGTTACATCTAATATTTTTTACTGTAGTTGTCAATGGGTCTCAGCCCAATTTTTTCCTATGTCGTATGATCCAGGTGTAGGAATCTTAAACCCTAACTCCTGACCAGTTTCTAACATGCAGTCTGCTTGTATTTTTCCTAACCTTTTAGCTTCCTCCTCTGTCCCTGTTACTTCTACTTGGTATTCATCGTGGATGAACCCAACCATTTTAAACCTTATCCCTTCCTGTCTAGCTTTGTCGTGCCACTTAAGTAGACTGTGCTTCATCAAGCAAGCCTCACCATTTTGTAGTATACCTGCCAGTGTTTTGTGTGCGTTGGGTACTGGAACTCTACGTCCATCATACCCAGTAAAGTATCCCTGATCTGCTATGTAAGGCACGAGTTGGTTCTTTAGATTGTATAAACCATCAATGCTCATCTCGAAACGAGTACGTGCCTCCTGTGCTTCCTTCATGTTGACCTTAAGTATCTGACCAGTTTTTGCTACACCTGCACCCAATAACCAAGCGTAAATAAAAGTCTTAGCCATATCCCTCGTACCATTTGGTACGTCCAAAGCTTTCTTGTTGACGTTGTGTATGTCTGTCTCGTCTTCTTTCTTTCCCTTCATGATGGCTTGTGCATACTGATCAGCATCAAAGTGTCTCCAGAGATAGTCAGCTAACACACGTAACTGAATACCGTCTGCGTCTGTACCAACCAACCAAGAGTCAGAAGGAACTGTCCAACAAGAACGTAGATGCACATCAAATTGTTTCTTTACTTCATCAACTGCTGACTTAGGTTGACC